AGTCTTATGATCGAACCAACATTGCGGTAGTAGCCTTCTAACGGCTTGTATGCCGTCTGCAACCGATAATCTAGGAGCTACAGTTATATCGAGTCCAGCTTCCTGCAAAACCTCTTTACGGCTCTTTCCTGTGCCTAGCTCTCTGACTTCAACGTCATGAGGCAAGAACTGCGTGTAGCCTTCGTAGCCGTTATCTTTGAGCCAGCGTACATACCAGTCCAGACCGACTCCGTGGTTCTCCGTAAAATCAATGAGACGTACTTCTTTTCCAACCACCTGAGCAACCCACAGAGAAGTAGAATCGCTAATCCCCAAATCCCAAGCAACATAAGACTTACATAAGTCATCAGGCTCGATAGTGGTGATCCGGTTCTTCGCCTCAAGATCGTTGATAATCTGCCCATAATATGAACCCTCTACGGCTGCATCAAAGCTGCATTCAAACTCTTGGTTGTACTTATCATCGCCCATTTCCCTACGAGCGTCTTTGAGTTCTTTGTTCGCTAGTATGCCTGTATCACTAGCCTTGAACTCTAGTAATGCCCATCCTTCAGCAGTCTTAGCTCTATCCCTGAACTCTGCGAAATGGTTGCGTCCTTTGGGAGTACCAATAAATAGACACCACGTAGGAGCCTCGTCTGTGTTCCTGTCCGCTAGTGCTGGTCTAATGACCTCGTTCCATATCTTAGGATTCTGATCGCCTATCTCGTCAAGGATAACGCCATCGAAATACTGCCCACGCAAGCTATCAGCATTATCAGAGCCGTAAAGACTAATGCGCCTACCCCAAAAGTCAACTCTAAGCTCTGAGATGTTAGCCACAGCCCCAAGAGGACGAGTAAATTCCAACAAGTAATCCCAAGCCACGCGCTTGGACTGTGCGTAAGTTGGAGCAATATAGGCAAATCGTGGGTTTGGTTTAGTGCATTCAATGGCAGCCTTGATTAGATGGTTAATCGCGCTAACAGTCTTGCCCATACGACGATGAGCCACTACTACTGTAAACCTGTGCTTGTCTATAGCCTCATGAATCAGCCCTTGCTGCTCACGAGGCTTATAAGCGATCTCGATTACTTCTGCCATGTCACCATCAACGGAGCACCGTCAGCACCAGTAATCTCTTGCTTACTAGTCTCTGCCCATCTCATCTGAGCCTTAGTCCACCAGATCAATGCAGTCGTATCACCGCCCTGAGCCTTGTTAAATAACGTCTTGGCTATCTGTGCGCTGGCTTTAGCCTTACCTAAGTCTAGCTCTGTACGGTAATGCTTTCTCAGCGTCTTATCGTCTATACCGATTAACGCTCCTATCTGTTCATGCGGCAGTCCTAGACCAGCCGATGTTTCGACTAATCTCTTGTTTTCTGCGCTAGGAATATGCTCNNTCATTTTATTAAGGGGAAATGTTACTAACTTGNAAATCAATGGAGCGTATGGGTCGGTGATGCTCCGCCGCTACGTCGAGGGTATCGACTATTGCCTGCTTCATACGCTTAGGGTAAGGCTTTGCTAACTTTATAACTTTATTCTTCATCTGCTCATCTAATGGCATTAAGTATCTATGCTTGCCTACAGTCTTTACTATTCTGCACTCACTAGGCTTAACTGTCTTTCTTTGCTGCCCTTGCTGAATATTCCAGCCTTTTTCACTTACTTGCCTACTATGCAATCTTTTACCATTATGCCAGTATTCAACTCCAGCAGCAGTATCGCCGCAATAAATCCAATTTCCAGCTTGATATACACCGCCATGATGACCGTATTGCGGGTCAGCAAATGAAACTATTAAACGCAAATTAGGGCTATTCTTCTTTAAGAATATTATTGCTAATTTAACAATTCTACTTACTTCAGTCTTATGATTAGTTAAAGCTATTCTTGTAAGTTCACAGCCTTCATCTTGTCCTAATCCATACGGACTCATTAAATTTGATGATGCACCACGACTAAATATAACAACTCCAATAAACTTGCCATCTTCCCATGCTCCTATCTTTACTAAAGGAGGAACAGGTATTGATTTACTATAATGCCATTTCTCACAAGAAAACTTAGCAGCTTCATGCGTAGCCCAATCAATTTTAAGTTCAGGCTTCACGAGCATCAAACTCCTTACCGCAATTTGGGCAACATATCCATTTAGGGTCAAGCTGATCTAATTTACCTTGATCTTCTTCACTACCAGCATCAAAGTTTACTTCTTGCATTATTGTTTTAATTTCTTGCTCATTAAATCCTAGTATATCTATAGCAAAACCATCCTTTAATAGCTCATCTAACTCAATAGTTAGCAAAGTATTATCCCAATCAGCATTTAACGCTAGTTTATTGTCTGCAATAACTAACGCTTTACGCTGAGTATCGGTTAAATGATCTAACTCTATCGTAGGAACCTCATCCATCTTTAGCTTGCGAGCAGCCATTAACCTGCCATGACCAGCAATGATGCTATTAGTTCCGTCTATTAATATTGGATTAGTCCAGCCGAACTCTTTAATGCTGGCTGATATTTGCGCTACCTGCTCGTCTGAGTGCTTGCGGCTATTGTTGACGTAAGGAATCAAGTCATCAACTTTGCGATACTTAACATTTAACTGCATTGCATTATCCTCTGGATGTCATGCTTACTTTAATAAACCTGTAACTTTTCTAGGATTTACGTCTAATCCGTATTTACCTCTGTTAAGCGGGAACATTGCTCTACGCTCTGCATCCGTTAAGTTCATTCTGTTTTGAGCCATCCTAGCCTCTGCTTCTCCAGCATTCCTAGCATATACAGCATATTTCCCTTGATTCAATATTTTATTTCTTTCTGACATCTTTTTACTTGCTTCAGCTAATTTATCTTGTGCAGTTAATTTCTCAGCTTCATCCATCAATTTATTTGCTCTATTTAAAAAAACCTGTGGAATCTCATACATTTTTACTTGCTGCAAATTTGTACCACCAGAGAATCCTTCTAGCTTTTGTATCCCGTGCTGCATTTCATGGACACCTACACCTTTTAATTCATTTAAATTTGGAGCCTTTGCAACAAGATGCCCACTTCCAAGTTGAGGATTATCAAAATATGACCACTCAAAAGAACCTGATTGCGGACTTTCTCTTAAACCAAGTTGACCAACTTTAGATAAATGAGGATAGTTTGCTTCATATAACGGATTATTTATTGCTTTTTCTGCAAGTCTATTAGTTCCTGATTCCTCTAAATGAGTATATGCAGCAGTTGCATTTTTATCGCTAAACTCTTGGCGTAATTTATTATCTAATCCTCTAAGCGTTCCTGTTTCTTTCCATATTTGCTCAGGAGCCATGCCAGCTTTTTCTAATTGCAAAAATCTTTGTTCAGCCAATTTATCCCATAGTTTTGCATTTTTACCAATAAAAGTACCTGCAAACCCACTTCCTACATCTTCAAGTTTCTTATCTACGTATTGCTTTGCTTGTGCTTGTTCTGGAGTTACTGGCAATCCTCGCAGAGCATTACGATCTGCCTGAGTAGCCAATAATGATGCTTGATTATAAGCACCAGCTTGCTGATTCATCTGATTCATAGCTGCTCTAGGATCATTAACCAACAATCCAAGCCTAGTACCTAAGTTCTGATCTATAAAATCAAGAATCCCTGCCATAGAATGCCTCGTACATATCTGGTCTGTTAGTCTTTATCCACTCTCTTGGTTCTTCATGGCACTTAGCAAAGTCGTTTCCAACTGTCTGACTTCCTGCATGATGAACATATCCACGGCTTACAAAGTGGAAATATCCTGCTTTGCCTAGATCGTGACATATTATATTGTCTGAATACCAATTAGTGCTAGGGAATTGTGCCACATCCCATGCTTCCTTACTTATCGCTGCGAAAATAGGAGCAATCACATCAGTCATCTTGATGTGTAACTCGCTCTCCCACTTTAACGCTGAGAATACGTCATCTTCTTCAGCTACTCGTATATTCTGTGCTGGTAGTACGTAATCTGATCTTGCACCTAAGAATCCAACCTTAAATGACTTACTGACGTACTTGTAATCCGCTTGCATCTTCTCAAT